AGTCTCAAACGGAGGCGAATAAAGAAACAGCAGTAGTAATTATTTTATAAAATATAATAGGGTAAGTATGTTCAAAAGTGAACGGCTGTTGCGATAGAGTGGTTTATGGTAAGAATTATTTACTTACATTTTCTTTTTTAGCACTTCCAAAGTAGTAACCAAATATACTTAGTGCAACACCTTCTACAATACCTAAAAGGTGTATAAATATCTCTTTATTAGACTCAGGAACTTGAGTAGTAACAACTGTATATACCAAGAAGGCAAATGATAACAGACCTACAATACCTGTAGCGTTAAACATCCAATCAGTTCCAAACTTCCTTAAATTAACCTCTCTTCTCCTTGCAGACTCCCTATCTCTAACCTCTATGTCATACATGTCAACTAAATGCCTATGAGCCTGCTCCTTCTCATCTGCAGTTAAATCAGGGTCTGTATCTATAAGCTTCTTAACAACACCCAATAAACCTCTATCAGGTAATAAATCACCTATAGCCTCACCCATTGTAGATTTACTCCCTAAAAGGAATTTACCAAGCTTAGTTTCTCTAAAAGGTTTTTTATCTATCATATACTATGTTTAAGAGCCTACTATGTTTAATAGGTCCAAATTACATTAGCGGGTTTAGAAGAATCCATATCTACATGTATAAATGTATCTGCAATACCTATTCTATTTAAACCTACTTTTAATAATGCTGTTACTATAATGTGTCTTGCAGAGCTGTTAGTACAAGCTATATCTGCCGCTAAACCTTTTTTATGACTTGAGTCAGAAACCCCACCAACCTTACGATTATGAGCCTCAGACCTGTAGCCACTTGTTATTCTGAATGGTATATCACATAGAGAGCGAGCTTGGTCAAGTCTACTTAAAAACTCTTTATCCATAGCTTCGCCACTTCCCACCATATCAGGACTATCAAATTCAGAAAGCTTAAAATATTTCATAGTATCTTACCAATTAACATACTTGTTAAAATCATTATAAGCATCCAAAATAAACCAAACTGAAACTTGTTCCAAGTAGAACCATTCTTTTTATCGTGTAGCCATAGTTTTAATTCTATGTACTTTAATACTATTAAGTCTATGTACTTTTTCATTTTTTTATGATTTCGTTAATCCTCTTTAAATCTTTTCTTACTCTTTCCCTTTCTAACTTGACCTCTAATATCTCTCCTTCAAGTACTCTAATGTCAGGGAATACATAATTGTTTTGATTGTATCTTAATCCTTGTATCTCGTTCTCTGTGTCTGTTATTCTGCCCTCTAAATGCGTGTACAGTAATACTGCACTACCAACAAGTATGACTATCTGTATAAGCCATTTTATGTTTATAGATATTCCTGCATCGTCATTTAATTTAGGCAGATTTTCTCCCATTAATCTTTCGCTTCAAGTAATAGAATAATTCTTTCCCTAATAGACCAAAGAAACCACCGACAAGACCAATCATAGCGGCTTGTGCTACACCCATAATAGTTATTGTTGACAGGGTAGTAAATGCAAACCCACTTATAAAAGATATTTTATTGTCCATAGTTAAATAGGGGTTTTTACACCCCCTTATTTATTTACATTAAATCACTACCAAAAAGTGCGTAAAAAAGTGTTCCGCATCTTAAATGATTGTTAAAATATACATAATAGTCAAAACTATCAGCATTTAACCTTAGACCCGGTCCTCTATTAGAAGCGTCGAGTGTATTTAAAGTGTAAAGATAATCTGATTGATATATATTTTTCATATAAAAAGGAAATGAGCAATTTTTACTTCTACCAAGAAAGTATTTAGGTGCGAATGAAAGTCCTGTAACACTTCCATTTACATTTCCTGTATCAACACTACCTATTTTGCTAAATCCTTCAACAGAATGAAAACAATATGCTATATAACTTGAACTTGTTGCATTTATATCAGAATTTGAGTCCACTTGAAAAGTAGTGTCATTTATTGTTTTAAATCTTCCACCGCTAATTGCTTGTGTATATTGAAATGTTAAATAACTATTAGCACCAACTTGTGTACCACCAATTACCCAATTTGAATTTGAACTTGTTTTTTTAACAATTATCAGTTCAGGGGCAGATGACAGTCCGTGTCCTATTGTTGCATTATCAATTCCATTACCCGTCCAAGTAACAATAGAAATTCCATTTGGTACATTTGCAGAAACTTGACTTGTTATTGTACCATTAGTATTTGTAACATAAGTACTTCCACCTGCTTTCCAAGCATATACATCATAATTTACACCACTATAATTAAATGCAGAAGCGTTTATACCACCTACCGCTATACCATCTTCAATAGCATATGCACTTCCTGTAGCAGTATCATATCCACTTGAAGAAGATGTTACAAGATGTACACCAAAATTTAAACTTGTTTGAATTACGTGTTTAGCAAGAGCATCACCTTTTATCCAAATAATATCAGGTTTAAATCCAAATCCTGTAAAATTTCTATAAGTACCTGAATTATTTCCTGTGTACCTCATTCCATAGAAACTTGGTCCTGCAGCTGCTCCTCCACCCGTATTTATTAATCTTTTACTTAAAGACATAACTTAATTTTTAAATGTTAATGTCAAATAATACAACCGATTTTTTAGTTGTTAAAGCATTTATCTGTGCTTCTAAATCATTTGATTGACTTCTTAATGCTGCTCTTGAATCTTTAATATATTGCGGTGTAGGCTCTCCACTATCTGCTTCACGAATGATATACCAATCTGTTTGAGATAATTCCATTCCTACATTAGTTTTTAACTGAGATAGCTTTTCTGATTTTAACTCTGCTAAAGTTTCTTTAATAGGCTTTTCAATTACATCGTATGTATAAACATCTCCGTCTAAATGTAAGTTTGCTAATTCCTCTATTCTATAATCAATTTCAGGTGTTACTACATCTTTAAATCCAAGTGCAGAATAGTCTTTAATGTTTAAATGTAATCCATTATCATCTTGCCATTGTTTAGGCAAAATGCTAAATGTTTTGATTTTTCCGTTTACTAATATTGCTTTCATATCTATATTTTAATTATTAAGCTGCAGGTTGTGAAATAGTCATCCAAAATACATTAGAAGCCGTGCATACAACTTGTATTAAGTTTTCTACAGTACCGTCATATTCCCCTGTAATAGTATTAATAGTTCCTGAAGTAAATGATAAATCAAAATCTCCTGTTACTATAATGTCTTTAACCATTCCAATTTGAGCATTTGAGAATGTTACTGCGGTAACTCCTGTTATTGTTTGCGTGAATGTGTTAGCTAAAGAAAAATCTACATTTGTTGTAAATGCGGTAGTTTCTGTAAATTCTGCTCCTAATTGCGTGTAAGTAACTCCATTATCAACGATACCTAATGTAACATCTCCTGAAGTACCACCACCCGTTAACCCTGTTCCTGCGGTAACCCCTGTAATATCTCCACCGAATCCATATAATTCAGTAAAGTTGTCGTTTGCTTTGTCAAATGCGGTTCTTAATGGGTCTCCTGTACCGTCATTAGCAACCGTTCCGATATTAATTGTTTGTTGTGCCATTTTGTTTTTTTATTATTAATAAATTGTTTGGTCTGCGGTTATAAATGTTTCATCTGCGGATTCTAAAGTAGAACTTGCTCTAATAAAGTTTCCGTCTACGTTGTAAGGATAATTAGAACCCCAATGAATATTATTCTCATCTTTGGTAATTCCCCACCAACTACTTTCGTAGATTATTCCCCAAAATATGCTGTTTGCCATCTTTGTTAATTTGTTTTAAATAAGCTTCCAACTTTATTATATTACTTTGTTTAGGCTTATATGTTTTAATTTCCTTTTGTTCCATTACAGTACCCAAGAATGAAAGTTTACATCTTTATCAGGGTACACTTCCCCATTAGTACTTTGATTATATTCAGGGAATAATTGACTATAGAAACCCATGTAATCAACAAATCTTCTTGTATAAAACTCAGCAGTCTCAGTAACCTTATTTAACATCATGTTCATTTCTTCCAATGAAATAGTTTCCGAGTTTTCTGAACGATGTTTATAAACCCCTCCGTTACTAATCTGATACATCGCAAAAGGAAGGTAGTTGCTTTGAGTGAACCATATAAGCATAGGCTTGATATAATCATCCAATAAGTTTTTATAGTTTGCATTTGCAATATCTGATATAGTTCCGTTTAATATTAAAGTTTGTAATTTATTGTATAGCTTACCACCTAAGTAGTTTTGGATATGTGTGTCCTGAGCTACCTCAATGAATTGTATAATTTTATCATTATCCACATTCCCATCAATAATGGACTTGCGTTTAAGTTCTTCTAATCCTATAAATAGAGCTTTGTTTGCCATATTAATTATTTTTTAGTGTTTGGATAAGCTCCTCCATTCTTCATATCTGCAGGTCTTACTGATACTTCTTTTGGGTTAGTAGGTTCAGTAAATCCTTCTTTAGTAGCATCTGAAGCTTCAACCTCTGTATTTTTGCCTACTTTCTTCTTATAAACTCTTCTCTCCCAAAGATGCTTGCAGTTTTTACCTCCTTTATAAAGGAACAAACTATAGTTTTGCTTCTTATGACCAAGCTCTCTGTTAGCTCCTTTAAAAGACATCATACCAATATCTTCTTTTCTAAACACAACATTCTTCTCGGTTAGAGCTTCCATTTTTCTACAGAACTCTCTACTGCCTGCACTATTCCTTACAGGACCATAAGCATATCTTACTTTAAATCCTGCATTATCTTGTTTAGAGTCTTTATTTGGGTTGGCATCATCTTTAGACACACTTGCTAAGGTTGTTTTAAGCTCTTCTAATGATGTTTCTGTTCCGTCTAATAGTTGACTATCAACTAACTCCCATTCATCGCTTACAACCTCTCCTAAGTCTTCTAACTGCTCAAATAAGTCTTCTCCATCTTCATCGGAGAAATCCTCTAAAGAAACAGGCTCTTGAGATGATAAATTCTCAGATTGTTTCTCTCCTGTCTCTTCTTCTTTCCTTACTTTAGTAGAGATGTTATCTAACTCTGTAAACTCAATAGGTTGTAGAGTAATAAAGTATAAGTTTAAGAATATGTTATTGAAGTTTAGTATCTCATTAAAGCCATCAATTAAAGACTGCTGAAAT